AACGGCAGGCTCGCCGGCGGGTAGAAGCCGGTGCGCTGATAGACGTCGATAAAGTTTATCCCGATCGCGTGCTGGCGCAGCCTGACCTCGCCCTTGCCCGGCGGCGGCAGTTCGACCTCCTCGAGACGCATCGCCTCCGGGCCGCCGGTCTGATGAATGCGAATGGCGCGCATAGCTTCCCCATTTTGCTTTGCGATCGGTAATTGGCGATCTTTGCCCCGCCGCGCTGCGCTGAGCAAGCCCCGCAGCGGCGACGCTCGAGCCCGCGTGTGCCCTTGCCAGTGCGGTCGGGCGACCGTATAGCATCGCGCGCATCCGGCCGAACCGGTTTCTTTTTAACCCGCGCCCATCGTCTAGCGGTCCAGGACGCCGCCCTTTCACGGCGGAAACACGGGTTCGATCCCCGTTGGGCGCGCCAATGATTTCAGAGCATTACGAGCGAGCGTTTACTAGGTACCGCAGTTGTATCCAATATTTGTCCAATATACGGCGGCGAACCGAGGCGAACGCGCTGGGGCGCGCTAACATTCAACCAACGGTCGGACAGGACAAGCGCGCCGTCGCGGGGCATGGCTTGAGCTTACCGCGCCGTCGCGCCGCGCCCAACGAAAAGGGCGGCCGAAGCCGCCCCGAGGATCGCGTTTAATCCGGCAGGCTTAAGCGGCCGCGGGAGCTGGCTGCAGCCGCTCGGCGTCGAGGGCGGCGCTGAATACGACCGCGTAGACCCAGCTGCTCTCTTCTTCGAAGTCGGCAGGCTCGAGACAGGGAGCTACGAACAGAAGCTTGGCGATGATGCCTTCGAGGGTTTTGGCCTGCATGAGACCAACGCGCCGGCGCATTGCGTCGACTTCATCGTCGTCGGCGAAGGCGGCGCGTGCCTCCGCTGCCTCAGCCTCGGCGATGAGGGCGAATAGGCCGGCGTCGAGATGGTCGGCGCCGATCGCGGCCCCAGCCAAGGCCGGAACTCCGGCGGCGGCGCCCACGGCGAGCATCAAGCGTAGGACGGCGCGGCGATTGGTAGGGGAAACATGAGACTTCGGCATTTGTACCAAACCTGTTTCTGTGGCATTGGTCACCACAATGGTGACGATCGCACTCTAACAGGGGTTGTTAATGGTGACAAGCGCACAATTGCGAGCGGCCCGCGGGCTTCTTAACTGGACGGTCCGCGACCTTGCCGACAAGGCCGGCGTCCATCGCAACACGGTGACCCGCGCCGAGACCGACGAGACCGGGCATGGTCACGCCGTCGCGCAAATGATCCTGACCATGGAGGGCGCCGGCGTGCTCTTCGTCAACGAGAACGGCGGCGGGCCTGGCGTGCGGCTCCGCAAGCCGCGGGGCGAATAATCCGCTACGGCCAAGCCGTTGCCGAGCGGTCCCGCGGCTTGACGCCAAGGAACTCGTTGAAGCCCTCTTCCGCCTCGTCTAATAGCCGCCGCACAAACCACAGATTTTGAAGAATAGCGGCCTGACGCAGCTTGTGCGTATCACCGGCCGTCCAAGTCCCATGCGAGGCAGCATTCAGGGCATCCTTCATGCCTTCGAGCTTAGAGTAAGTCGGCCCAAGCATGTCGGACAGCGCCGAGTTGGACGCACGGCGGGAAAGTGGACGATCCGCGCCGATCATCCGGAACATGTCAGTCGCGCCGCCGGTGAACTTGGCTTGCATCGAATTGATTTCGGAGAACCATCCGGTGATCGCCGAGCGGGAAATCCCCTCCTTGATCCAATCTTGCGGCCGGTTGGACGCTGGCATTCCGGAGAGGAGCGTATAGAGCCGGTAGGAGAGCATGCCGATCCCGAGGCTCGCCGCGAGTCCTTGGAGCGTCCGCGCGTCGGCCTGTTGGAGATTGGCGATGAGCAGCTTTTCATGCGCCGCGGCGATGAAGCTCTTGTATTGCCCGAGCAGGGAGACGACGGGCCCGGACATCCAAAGCGGCTTCTCGGCGCCGGGCGTCAGCACCGCCGCGTCCGCGTCGCGCGCCACGGCCGAGGCGAAGACAGCGCGCGCCTGGCTATCTGTCCAGGCCGATGTGTTCGCCACATGCGTCCGGCCGCCGAAGGTCTGCCCGCCATCCTCAGACCCAAACGCCTTCCAGATCCGTTCCGCCATGAACGGTTCGATGCCAGAGCGCGCGAGGGCCGCGTGATCGGCCGCGCTCGCCGAGCCGTTCGCAACGCGGCCGGCTGTGCGCAGGATGTCCGCCGCCGCCACGGTCCCGGCGATCGTCTTCATGCCGTCCGTCCAAGGCCCATGCAGGTTCAGGATCATCGCCTTGTTGGCGCCCCAGGCGAGCGCGCGCTCGAACTTGCTGCCCGGCTTAACATTGTCGAGCACGTCGCCGAACTGATGGCTCATGTGGCCTAGCGCCGAGTCCACACCGATCGCCATGTCGCGCATCGATTGCTTGGCCGCGCTCGAGAAGGATTGCCCATCCATCCGCGCGAGCGAGCGGAAGAAGGGCATGTAGCCATCGCTCAAAACATTCATGAAACCATGGCGATAGACCGCGTTGACGCTATCGGTCAGGCGATTGAAGACCGATGTCCCGAGGTCGGCGATGAGGTTGTAATTGCGCGCGGCATTGGCGATGCGCGCCGCATTCGGCTGCGTCTTGGCGAGCTCCCACCCGTAGACGCCGCGAATGCGGTCGCGCGTCGCCGCCAGGTCGCGGTTCATCGCCTTGCGCTCGTTGTCGAGCCGGACGAGCTCGCGTTCGCTCGTCGCCTCCGAGCGCTTGACGTCGTACTCCTCGTTGAGCTGGCGAAACACGTCCTCCATGTCGACATCGCCGAACCGATCGGTCAGATGGATGTCCGGTATTGCAGTGCGAAGGTGCGCCGCAATAACGTGCTCGGCGTCCTTTTCCACGAAGTCCTTGACGAGGCTTGTCGGAATGGCGAAGTCGCGCGAGTTGAGCGAGCCGCGAACCTGTTGCTCTTTCGCGGGGAAGCCCACCTTCGGGCCGCCGTTGCCGATGTCGTAGGGAATGCGCCCGTCCGGCGCCGCGTTGATGCGATCGATGATTTGAGCCGCGCGGCTTTCCAATTCCGCGCGCGTCAGGTCGAGCTTGTCCGACGAGACGATCTTCTCGATCGCCTTGTCGACGGCGCGATCTGCGGCTTTGAGCTGGTTGGCGTCGTCCGCGCGCGCGCCTTCCGCCTTCTCGCGCGCCTTGAGCGCGGCCACGGCCTCGTTGGTCGTCTTGCCGCCCCACTGCCCGATTTTCTCCTCCATCTTGTCGCGGAGGAGCGCCTTCTCGCCTTCATCGGTCGCGGCGGCGTGCCGGCGCTGCAAGTCCTCCAACTGATCGCGGATCGCGAGCTTGCGTCCCTGCTCGCTTTCGAGCCAGTCCGAGAAGATGCGCTTCGCGTCGTTGTAGCGCGCGGCGAGCGCCACCTTGTTCCACAGGCGAGGCCAAAAGCTCTTGTCGCCCTTGGGCGGCGCAAGCTCCTCAACCAGCATCGGTTGCCCGTCCGGCCCTTTCACGGCTTGAGCCATCTTCGTCACGGGATCGAGCACCGCCCCGCGGATCTTCGCCGCCGCTGTCGCGACCTCCGGAACCGGATGTGCGTCGCCGTTGATGGCAGCCGACGACACGGCCTCCTTGAACTCGGGGTAGCTCATCTTGCCGCCGGCCTGTCCGCGCACGTCCGCCAGCGCCGCTTGCTGCATGCCAAGCTTCTTGTCCGCCATCTGCCGATAGGCAAGGAACTGATCGCGCAGGATGTGGCCCGTCTCAAGCTTCATCGAATGTTGCTGCATCTTGACGAGCCGATCGACGGGCACGCCGCCGCGCGCCGTCGGCACGCCACGCTCGGATTGCGTGAAGCGTAACGAGGTTTCGGCCATGTCGCCCATCGCGCGCTTGGCGACGAGGCTGTCCGACGAGAAGATCCTGAGCGTCGGCGAGAGGCGCATGTTAAGCGCGGTGACCAAGTCAAGGCCCTGCCCAACGCCAGGAATGTCGCGCAGCGCCGCCTGGATCTTGGGCGGCAGGCCGATGCGGGAAAGCTCCATGTCGCGCCGGTCGGACGTAGCGGCCGAGAGATCATTCGCGAGCGCCAGCCTGTTCGGCTGCACCGGCTCCGGAACGCCCTGAAAGATCGGCGCGTCGGGCTTCGCCGGCGAGAGATCCTTGCGCGCCTCCTCGACGCCCCGGAGCGCGCTCCGCGCCTCGTCCGGCGCGAGCATGCCCCGCGCGCCGCCGAGCAGACCCATGAGGATCGTGTTCGTGGCGATATCGGCGAAGGCTTCAGGTTGCGTCCGCGTCTGTTGGCTCCCCATCAGCGCGGCCTCAGAGACGCTCGACCGCAGCGCACCCTCGGCGGCGCCGCGCCCGATGCGCCCGAGAACCGAGAGCTCTTCCCCCGCGCGCGCCTCGCCGACGAGCGGGATGAACCATGTCGGATCGAGCGCGCCCGCGGCCACGCTGGTCACGGTCCCCGCCCATCCAGATTGGGCCAGGATGCGCCGGTCATTCTCCTCGCTGTCGATCTTCGCCATGCGCGCGTCGGTCTGCGCCGGGTTTTGGTCGGCGAGGAAACGATCGATGTAGGGCTCGTACTTCGTCCCGACAACGCGCGGAATCGGATCGTAGCCCTCTTGCGGCCTCATGTCTTCGCGCGAGCGGCTGATGGCGTCGAGCACCGAGGCAATCGGGTTGTTCTGGCGAAACGCCGCGCCGATCGTCTCTTCCGGCGTCGGATGCAGGAAGGCGTCTGGCGACGCCTGCCCGATCGGCTGGCGAACATCGGCCGTGTCGTCCATCGTGAAGGGCATATGTCAGAGCTCCGCTTCCGCCTGCCTCTTCGCCGCCTGCCTCAACCTCTCGCGCTGGCGCCTTTTCGCCTCAGCCCAGCGTCTACGCCGCTCTGCCTCGTCCAGGCCGCCGAGATGCTTGCGAACATAGCGGCGGTTCGCCTCTCTGCGTTCGATGTCCTTAAGCCTTAAGGACGCCTTCGCCTTCGCCCCTTTCCGCCCGATCTTCCGCATGAAAGCGCGGTTCGCTTGATAACGAACGATCGCGCTTGATCGCAGGGGCGCTCCTCCGTCGTCGGGATACGGCCAGCGAGGCGGGCGATGGCTTCTGTGTCATCGAGGAGCGCAAGCTTGCTTCCAAGACACTCCAAGATCGGCCCAAGATTAACAAGCCCTATGCGCCTCGTTTTACTTGGCCCGAGTAGCTTTGTCGCGTACCTGTCAGGCAACCCCGAGACGGTTGCGAACTCCTCAGAGCCCACTGAGATGCGGCGCTCCTGCGCCCGAGCGCGCAAGGCGTCAACGAGGCCATCATAGTCGAGGATTTCAGCGAGCAGCCGCGCGCCGGCGAGGGTCTGCGGCTCGGGCTGCGCCGTCATTAAGATTTGCGCTTTTGCTTCATTTCACCCGGCGAAGTCATCGCCCGCGCTTCACGCTATTCCAGCGAGTCTGTATGACACTGGCCCCGAGCCCGGTGGCGTGCGGGTCGACGCGAAGTGGGGTCGACGACGTTATGCCGGGACCCACGATGTCGAAATCGCCCGGATCACGCCGCACGTCGACGCGCTTTGCGAAACCGTCGCCCTTCTCCGCGCGGTACTTCAGGTCATTGTCGCTTGCACCCATCTCTCAGTCATCCAATCAGACGCCTGTGAGTTTCGCGGCCAGAGGCCCGATGCCATCGAGGAGAACAGACTTCAGGCGTGTCAGTTCGGCCTCGCGCGCGGCGAGCTCTTTTTCCCGCACATCGAGCTGTTTCCCCCGCGCCACAAGCTCGCCAGCCCTTTGATCGAGCGCGACTACCTTCGCGGCATAATCCGCGCGCAGACGCTCCTTTTCAGCAGCGAACGCTTGTCGCTCGATCTCGAGCTCCTGCGCCTGCTTCAACGTTTCGGCCGCCCCTTTCAGCTTAGCGTCAGCCTCCTTTTGCGCCGCGCGGGCGTTCTCGAAAGCGGCCTCCGCCGCGCCAGCGTGCTGTTTCACCGACGCAATTAAGGCCTTCGTTTTCTCAGAGTCGCCGATCGCCGCGAGCAGGGCGAGTGCTTCGTTGCACGCGGCGGGGGGGACAAATGACATGGCTCAGGCCTCCACGCCGCGGCGCATCGGACGGCAGCGCGTGATCGTGCTGTCACGCGAGAAGCTTTCCCCGGAGAAGCCCGTTCGCGTGAGTTCCGTGTCGTGATCAAAGCCGCCTTCAGCGACGGAGCGAAAGTGCGCATCTTTCGGTTCGTCGTCGGGGACGTCAGCGAAATAGCCGGGGATAGAAACGAGCGCCGCCGCGCCGCCCGGGCCGCCGTATTCGCGCTCGATTCTCACTTTCCAGTACGAACGGAATCTTTCCAGCACGCGCTCGGCTTCCGCCAGCCGATCCGCGTGCCGTCGCTTTTTCTCCTCGAGATCCTCATGAAGCTTCGAATACGCATTCGCGCTGCGCTCGACCTCGGCACGCCTGGCAGAGCATTCCGCATCAACGGTAGACCTTTTGGCCGCGAGTTCAGCCTCGACGCTCGAGCGCTCAGCGTCCAGGGCAGCGCGATCCTTCTCGATCTGGGCCAGGACGCCCCGCAATCGCGTTAGGTTGGCCTGCGCGGTCTTCGGATCGGAGATCACGCCAAGCAGCGCCATAACCGCCCCGAAGGCGTCTGGCGGGCTTCCTTAGCCTAGCAATTCAGCGTCGCTCATCTGGCTTTCCATTTCTCACGGTTTCGAAGCCGAAGGGCTGTAGGACCAAGTACCGAGCGAGGAATGCCCGTTTCCATTTGGGGCTTGGTGGACAATCGAGCCCGATGTTGTGGCGCCCTGCCCGCGCTGCACTTCCGCCGCGGCAAGCTCCAAGCACTTCGCGATGTAGGCGACCTCGGCGCTCTTCTTGTCGAAGGTCTGGTCGCTTATGGTGATCGTGAAAACGCTCATCAAGCAGCCCTCGGATCGCGCCAGGCCGGCATCGTCGACTGGTCAAATTGGCGCACGTAATCCAGCCGATCGCGCGCGGGCATCTTGGCGAATTCTTCATCCGTGACGCGGCTAGGCGCTGGCGGGGCGGCCGATGCCGGCGGCGCCGGAACCATCCGCCCCGGGTAGGCATCGCGCCAGTCCGCCGACGAACGCTCGATCGGCGGCGCCCCAAGCTGTGCTTGCCATAATGCAAGCCGAGCGACTTCGGTGGCGAGAGCGCTCATGTCACCGCTCCCGCACGCCGCGGCTCAGTCGCCAATGCAAGCGAAATCCAGTGCGACACCTGCCCGCTTACGGTCCGATGTTCGGAGCGCGCCCGTTCCTCAACGGCGAGTCGCGCCGCCTCCGTTAGGGAGACGGTGATTTGACAGCGAGGCCTGATAGGCCTCGTCGCAGCGGCGACGAATTGATGCTGTGCACTCATGCCAGCGACATACGCGGCACTTCATCAGCGCGAAACGCACTGTCCCGCAGTGCTCTCTGCCATCAATTCCCAGAACGGGCAGACCTATCGCTCCGACCTGACGCGCGACGGCTTCACCCTGCTCGTCATGGGCTGGACCGGCAATCGCCGCCATGACCTCTCGCGCGGCCTCGAGGAACTTCCGCGGCGTTCACCAGTCGTTCTGATCCGACTGCGAAAGAAGTTCGCGGGTGGTGGCAACTTTTTTGCCGCTTTCTGGCAAATCTGTTGCCAGATCATTTTGCACGGTCGTGTGTGACACCTCGAGCGCCTTCGCCGCCTCTCGCTGCGAGAGGCCGCCGTCGACGAGCTCCTTGGCGGCCGAGTGAGGCCGCCCCTTTTTCGTTGTCACTTTCCTCCTTCTGAAGCCTTCGTGCGGCGTAGCCATGCCGCTGTGAGTGGCGAACACGCCGAAAGTTCAAAGGGGTCGCCGCCGCTTTTCTCAAGACGCTTGCGCGCAGAATGACGCCAGCTGGATTCGTGTTCGCGTTCGCGCTTAAGACGCTCTTGACTCCAAGCACCATCCTTGCGGGCGATCGGTCTGCGTGGCGGCGGTTTCACCGGGTTGAACCTCTCGGTCACAAGAACCGGGGCACTGCCCCGGTCCAATCCGCGCTAATTCTGGAGTATGGCTGGGGAGGACCGGAACTGCAACCCGAAAGTTGTGCGACTTCAGCCCGCAGCTCGGCCCGCAGCCGGATTTCCGTCGCCTGATCGAGGAGCGTGCGATCCTTCGCCTGGCGCGCGTACGCCTGCATCGCCACCGCCTTGTCGCGGATGTCCTTCACCTCATCGACGCGATGAGCTTCAGCGAGCGCGCGCCGGGCAGCCTCGTATCGGACAAGCGCCGTCATTCCACCCACCGCTCCCCGCCTTCGCCCGCCCAAAAGTTTGGACAGAAAAATTTGTAACAAGGGATTTTTGAAACTAGAGATGCGCGGGCGGAAGTGAGAAGCGCGACTTTTCGCGCCAGATTTTCCCCCGCCCGGCCGCAGGGCCGTTATCGCCAGAGAGGACACCCAGTCTTCGAGATGGTCGAGGCCCGCCGACTACGCGCCGAGCGCAGCCTTGATCCGCTGAACCGTCCCGACGCCAACCTTGTGCAGCTTGGCGAGCTTGATAATCCCCGCCTTCCCGGCCTGCAGATCGGCGCGGATCGCCGCCTCCTTGCGCGGATCGATCGGCCGCCGCCCGAGAGGTTGGCCCCGCGCCCTGGCGCGATCGAGACCGGCCCTAACGCGCTCACGGATCATCGCGCGCTCGAACTCGGCGAACACGCCCATCATCTGAAACAAGGCTTTCCCCGCGGGGGTCGTCGTGTCGACGCCCTGTTGATGAAGGAATAGATCAACCCCGAGGGCATGAAGCTCGGACAGGAAGGCAACGAGATCCTGTAGACTGCGCCCGAGCCTATCGACGCTCCACGCCATGACGAGATCGAACTTCCGACGCGCGGCGTCCTTGCACAGCTCATTGAACGCAGGCCGGCCGGTGCGTCCCTTCGCGCCGCTTATGCCCTCATCACGGTAGACCTTGCCGACCGTCCAGCCCATGCGCTCGACGACGGCGCGCAGCTCGCGTTCTTGGTTCTCTACGGTTTGATGGTTCGTCGAAACCCGACAGTAGATGGCGACTGTTCTCATGGCCGACCCCTCGATATGCGACCGAGGCATAGCACAACACCATACGGAAAGCAATTGTCTGCGGTATGGCCTAATGCCCGGCGACTACGCCCCGGAATTGCAGGCGTTTCCAGGCGTACGTCTCACGTGGTTTTCTGTATAGGGCCTCAGTAGCCGAGAGGGCGGAATATTGGCGCGAGCGCCTGGCGTTTCGCTTCATTATCGGCAGCGATCTCGACCGCCGTCTCAGCTTCACGCTTGCGATGGGCTAGCACAGTGTCAGGCAGCGGCCGCTCGATGGCCCGAGCTGGCGTCGCATCGATCGTCGCCGGCTTCGGCCTATCGCAAGGGGCATACGAATATCCAACCGCCTGGACATTGGCCTGCACGCCAACATTGACAGAGACGCCCGGCCGCTCCCGCAGCCCGGCCATTTCCTCGAGGAGCGCGACGGCCCGGACACGGGCGGCTTCATTCTGCCCAGCGTCCCGGATCAGCGCTAGCACTTGTGCATTTCTGCTTGTCGCCCAGGCGAGATAGGCGTTGCGCTCGTCGGCGATGAACGCGCGAGCTTCCGGCCGGTGCAGCCACCGGCGCAACGTGTCGGGCTTCATGTCACCCGCCGCCGCGGCTTCCGCGAGACTAGACGGCTTGCGGCCTTCAGTGCCTTCCGCCCCCCATACGAGAGCGCGTAGTGCCCCCTTGACGCTCGCCGGCAGCGGCGACGGAGCCCGCTTCGGCTGACGCTCGCCAGCGGCCGCAACAGGATAGCTCGTCGGCATGGCTCCAAATTCCCCGGACGCGGCTTGCGCGCCTGTGAGGCATAACACTCTACACCGAAACGCACTATTGCCTGTTGTGCTTTATAGGGTTTAGCCATCCGCTCAACATCGCTTGTCTCCGGCCTGTGAAGGGAGGTGAAGTCCAGCCCTATTTTGCACCCACACGCGCGCGCGTGTAAGGGGGAAAACCCGCAGAGGCTTCATCTGCCTTCACCGAGGTCTTGCCAGTCGCAGCGGATGCGCAGTCCGTCGTAGCCGTTGCCTCGTCTCTAGAGTGCTTCCAGACGAACCCTTTTGCGTCGATGGCTTCGCGGAAGCTTTTGACATTTCCGTGGCGCACGCCCGCCTTCTCGGCCCAGATTTTCCATGATGTGAAGAGCGCCGTCGTGAGCGTCCAGGCATTTGGATCGCGCTCGCAACATTCCTCGATCCAGAATGAGATGCTATCCTGTTCCGTGAAATAAGCGTCAGTGGCTTTCGTGACGGCTTCCGGCGGATCGAGGCCGACTTTCTGCCATTGGAGGCAGCCGTCGACGGCCCATTGCAGGATGCCAGGCCATTCGCGTTTAAGCTTGTCTTTGAGCTGAGGGTCGCGCTCGGCTTCGGGGACCGTCACGGCGAACGGGATCATTCCGACGCGGCGGCGCATGGCGACGCTGGCTCCGCGAAGGCCGGGCTTGTGGTTGCCGGAAAAGAACAGCTTGAACTGGGGAACATACTCGAAATCGTCCTTGTGCATGAAATGGGCTGTGACGACATCGCCGCCGGTGAGCAGCTTGATTCGGCTTTCGGCCCAATGGCGGCCTTCCTCGGTTTCGGTGGCGGTGACGAGGCGCGCGTTGTGCAAACGGGCGAGCTCGGTCGGATGACGGTCGGTTTTGCTTTCGGTGACGGTTTCGATTGCGGCCGCCTTGGCGTAGTCGCCAAGGATGGCGGACACCGTTTGAAGAAGCACGCCTTTGCCGTTCTGGCCTACGCCATAGCCGAAGAACATCGCCTGTTCGCTGGTGTCGCCGGTCAAGCAATAACCGAAAACGCGTTGTAGGTAGGCGATCAGCGCAGCGTCGCCGTCCATGATGCGATTGAGGAATGCCTTGAATCTTGGACAGTCGCCTCGGGGGCCTACGGCCGTGATCTTGGTCATGTAGTCGTCGGCGCGATACACGCGGATTTTGCCCGTCCGCAGGTCGACTACGCCATCGGGTGTATTGAGCAGCCAAGGATCGGCGTCCCATTGATCGACGGTAGCGGCAAGCCGGCGATCGGCGCGGGCGAGGCGCTCGACGGCGGCCTCGGTCTTGGCGCTGGCGACGGAGGCCGGGATCTTCGGCTTGTTGCACTCGGCCGCCGCCTCGCGGCAGAGGGCACGGGCGAGATGGAACGCATGGAGCGTGTCGTCGAAGCGCCAGTGCTTGCCGGTCCACTGAAGCCATTTGCTCCATTTGGCGACGAAGCGCAGGTCGCTCGCGTGGCGCTCGGCGAAGCGCAGTGCGAGGGCTTCGTCGGAGAATGCCGGCGGCAGCGCCTGGTCGAGAAACTGTTGCGGCGTCTGGGCATCCATCAGGAAGCCCTCGCTAGGCCACTGGCAATCGTGCGCCTCGCCTCGTCGCGCGGAAGCCCGGCGCGGACCGCGGCGAGCTCGAGCAGCTCCGCACACCAGTCGCGCGACACCTTGCCCGCGAGGTCGAGGTCAAGGACGCGGCAGGCGGCCCGTTTCGTTCGCCCTCCGCGGCGCGCTCGACCCGCTTGGCTAGGCCCAGGAGCCGGGTGTCGAGTGGCGCGCAGTTATACTTCATCGCAGGCGCATGTTCTTGGTTGTACTTTTTCTTCACCAGTATATCGAGTATGAACGCGGGCCACGGCGGCAATTCATCTAACGGATGGTCGCGCACCTCGAGCCCGGCGGCGGGCCACCAGATCCGTTCACCCGGGTATCGACGCCGCGTGCGATCTTGCCGGCGGTGTTGCGCAGCCCCTCGTGATGCCGAAACAGTACATGCAGCCCGCCGCTGCGGGTGCGATGGATCCGGGTCGACGGCAGCTCGGTTTTGACCTTCGCGTACCAGTCGCCGCCACCGTGCTGCTTATCGATGTCGAGTACGTCGAAGCCGGAAGGCACGCCGGTCGGAACGCCGACCAACTCGCCTGGATATCGAGCCCACAGCGTCGTGAGGCCGCACTCGGGCATGGCGGCGGCCTTGAAACCGTGGGAACATGCCGGGCGCTTGTCGGCGCGGCATGGGAAAGCCGGAACGCCGAGCTTCATGGCGTGGGTGAGCGCTTCGCGTTGGGCCGCGGTCATAGCAGCGCCCCCTCTGCGAGCGGCAACACCTGTTTCTGGAATTTGTCGCGCACCTCCGTCGAGGCGAACTCGATCAGCGGCGAAAAGCCCTTGGTGCCATCCTGCTTCGTCCACTCCTTGCTAGGGAAGGAGACCCAACGCTTCCCGTTGCTTTCGAGCAGCATCACGCCGTTGATCTTCAGCCCCGAAGGCATCTCGAGGTCGAACGCGCCGAGCAGGCTGTTTTTGTTGATGCGGCGGGCGTTGATAAGCCTGAAATCGCTCATCATTCCGCCTCCGCAATCGTCGCAATCCCCCAGCGATCGAACAAGGCCGGAAGCTCATCGACCGATCGAACGACCGCGCAAGGCGCGCCGAGCGCGATGAGCCGGTCCATTACTTGGCGCTGTGGGGGCGATACTGTACCCGTCGGCGTCTTGACTTCGATGAAGAACACCGCGCCGAGGCGATCGACGATGCAGATGTCGGGAATTCCGGGCAGAAGCCCGAGCCACTTCAACCGCGCTGCTTCGCGTTTAGTGACGCGAACGTCGTTGGGAATGTAAAACGCGACCACGTCCGGCGCGATTTCTCTAATCCGCGCGATGAGTGGACCCTGAATTCTCGCTTCAGCATTCCCATCGCGAGGACGTTACCGCCCGGCTTCGATGCTGGTATTAGCGCGATCGAGCCTGCCGCCAAGCTGCTCGATTTGAGGGCCGTTACCCGCATCCGCGGGCGCGGCCCTCGCCGGGGGCGCATCGATCACGCGGCCCTCGCGGCCTTGGGCAGATTATCGAGCCACACCTTCGCGTCCGACATGCGCACGAGCGTGCGCGAGCCGCACTTAACGACGGCCAACCTGCCAGCTTTGATTTCCTCGAAAACCCTTGTGCGCCCGATACGCGCCCATTCGGCGAATTCAGGGATGGTAAGCGCACCGCGGTCGTTCATGAGAGTGTTTCTCCGAGCCGTTCGGACGGTCCCGAACATGCGCGGAAGGTGCGCGCGGTCTTTTCCCGAAAATAGAGCCTCGGCGCAATTCCGAGAAACTATTTGCGGATTAGCCGCAGTGGACCTGAATTGCCGTCGATCAAGGCGGCGCTCGCCGCCCATTTGAGGTATTCGGCTTCCGCTAGCTTGTCGCGCAATTCCTCGTCGCTGATCCTCTCAGCGGTCTTTCTAAGCTCACGCGCGATGTCTCGTTTGCTCTTAAACGCGTACAATAGTCCGCCATGCTTCAGCGCCCATGCGAGGCGAACGTGCTGCGGACGCTGGCGATTGAGCTTGCGGCCGAGGCTGATGAGATTTTGAAGGCGCTTAAGGGAGTGCCGCCTTTGTTCGTCCGGAAGGGTCTCCACGAAATGCTTCCATAGGAGATTAGCGGCCATTCTGCGGTTTTCCTTTTGAAACCGATCGAATCGGCGCGCGAGCGCTCGTGCGATTCCATGGGATTTGAACCGCGGCCCTGGTTTCCCGTTCGCTTCTTTGGCCGATGTCACGAAATCGGGGTCAAAAACCCTTAGCGCGACACGAACCGTTTCGACGCCGGCCGCCTCGACGAGCACTTCGAAAAACCACTGCGTTCGATCTTTGGCCGCGCCCGACGCCTTGAAGTGTCGCAGCGCCTCGGCGACCAGCGCCGCCTTGTCGGCCTCCGCCGCCTCGTGGTTAGGCATGCGCCCGCCCTCCCCTCGCCATTGGCTCGACGTTTCCGTCAGGCATCCCAAACCGAGGCGCGGCTGCCCGGATCGCGTCGGCAATGAAGCTCGGCGCTAGATGGCCGTAATGCTTTTCAACCATGCGGGTGTCGGCGTGGCCGAGGTTCTTGGCGACGACAAGCAGCGGCGCGCCGTTCATGATCGCGTGCGAAGCGTAGGTGTGGCGCAAGCAATGGAAGCTCACTGGCGGCTCAATTCTGGCGCGGGCGCAGGCGTTAGCCATCGGGCGGGCTTGGTGTGATTTCAGCCAACGGCCACCGCTGTCTCTCGCAAGCATTGGCGCGGCGCTGGGGCGTCCCGCCGCGAGCCCGTTGAACAGCGCCGCGCCTTCGTCCGCGAGGACAACATGACGGCCCTTCCCGCTCTTGCTCCTGCGAATGTGAAGCGTTTCACTGTCGGGGTTGAAGTCTGCGACGCTGAGGTCAGCGAGCTCGCCATATCGGCAGCCGGTTGCGAGCGCCGCTTTGACGAGCAGCCGAAACTCTCCATCAGCGGCGTTGATGAGACGCTTCGCTTCGTCGACGCTGAGATAGCGAACCCGCGCCGCGTCAACTTGCTCGAATGGCTTCAGGAGAGGCTCGGCGACGCCGAACAGCTTCTTCATCGACGCCCTTGTTGCCGAACCGCTGCGTTTCGCCCTTGCGGGTCCTAAGCCGCCTTGGAGCCTGCGCGGTTGCGTTAAGCCATTTCTTGAGTTCGTCGGTCGTTAGCGCAGCGCATTCCTTGTGGCCGAGCGCCGGGAGAATGAGGGCGTTCGCCCGGTAGCGCGCGTCCCGAGCCGACTTCTTATGGCTTTCCATCCACTCAAGGTAATCTTCAATGCAACGGCGGACGGTGTACGGCCCCGCTTCGATCGGAAGTCCCGCGTTCTCCCGTTTGCGGCGTTCGAACAGTTCGCGGGCTTTGGCTTGCGCCTGCGAGAAGTCGAGGATGATCTCGCCGTCCGCGTCGAGATTGTCGTCAGCATCGCCGATCTTCTCGACCTTGTAGGCCTCGGAGCCAAGGTACCAGCGCATGACCCGGCGCCGCCCGTCCTGCCCTTTCGGTATCCAAGGTGAAGTCCCTTATCGATCGCCCGATAAATAGGGCTTGCCGGAAACCTTCAGTTTCCTGCGCGCTTCCCGCGATCCGATCTTGGCGTCTTGAACCGTTCTTGCCACGGCGGAAACCCCCTCGTGTCCAATATCTGTCCAATATACCGCAGCGAACCCCGGCGAACAAGCGTGAACCGTAGCGATTGAAGATATTGGCTTTTCATAGGCTTAGGAAACTGAGGCGAACGCCGACGAACCGATTAGCGTCTCTTTCACGGCGGAAACACGGGTGCGATTCCCGTTGGGCGCGCCAATACAGTCAAAGACTTAGCTCATAGGCCGATGGGCCGCGGCAGGGGTATCGAGGCGTGGGAATAGACGTTGCCTGGCCAATTCCTCCTTGTGGCGTTGATCGGCGGCTTCGGCCTCGCCGCTCTGCGCTTCAGGTCGGTCGCCGTGCAGGCGACGTCGGGCCGAACTGGGCTTGCCGGGCGCGATCCGCGGCTGAACCTCCCTCTCAGGCTTACTGCGCGGCTC